TGGACATTTAGAATTCGAATCCTTTCTTTCGTACGAACGTGATCCATACATTGATTATAAATTCAAATCAAGTGAATGGTTAGCTTCTGGGAAGAAGAGGGGTATAGGAGATTTGGGTGTTTTGCGCACACAAGTCACTGCATGGAGTATAAGCATGTATAAACAAGCCTGGGAGAACCAATATGATTTTGGATCCTTTGAGACGAGATTTATTGCATCTCCAAAGAAGGAAGTTTTAGATGATGTGTTTGAGTGGTTAATTACCGTGCCAAAAGGAAAGATACGATTTTGTTACTTTTCAGATGATTGTTGTTTTTCTGCGGGTTGTGATGATGGAATTTTAATGTGTAATGGTGATATATCACAATGTGATGGATCACATTATCACATATTTGACACGTTGTTTAGAATTTTGACCATTGATCCGTGGTACAAGCACACCTTGTACACACGTGATTCTTTGGATCTAGCTTTTAAATTTTTGCAGCGTCCTATGCGAGTTATAAATAAGCACAACCGTAAGCAAAAATGCACTTACCATTTTCAATATTCACGTCTGTACAGTGGTTCCGTCTTAACCACCATATTAAACAATTTCGCTAATCTGATGATTGCAATGTCCATGGAATCTCGTCTACGGAAATTGCCAATGACTAAAGCCAACGTTATGCGTGCCTACGAGTTGGGCGCGGAGGACGCTGGCTATATAGTTAAATGCAACGTCTGTGAGGAAGTGGATGATTTGCAATTTTTAAAACATTCTTACGTTGAGCACGAAGACGGTCAACGCCGCGCAATTATGAACTTGGCGCCCTTTTTTCGTGGTTATGGTAAATGTCCCGGTGATTTAAATAGCGTGTATGGAAAATCTAGTGTTCCACTAGAGTTACGCACCGCTAGATATAATCGGGATGTTCACATTGGCCGCTTAAATTGGGGAAAACATGCCATAAATGACGCTTTTGAGATACAAACGTCTTCCATTAATTTTGGAATGACAGTCAACGCGTTACGCGAAGACTTGATAAATAAATCTATCGGTAGAGCCGAAGTGCGTGTTTCATTAGAGTCATTATCACGTCGCTATCGATGCGAGCCACAAGAATTGGCAGAATTATGCGATTACATTGCACGAGCCTCAGTGGGATGCTTAATAAAGCATGAGGTGCTTGCACGCATTTATTTGAAGGATTATGGCTAGCATTGCGACCTCTCTTGGGGGAAATAATACAAGAGAGAAAACACATTAATTTACCATTCGAATGTTTAT